CAATAATTTCAGAAACAGCAACAATTGCTGTTTCTTGTGGGGTAACAACTGTCTCTATTCTATCTGGAATACTTTCTAAAGTCAGATCTGAGAACTTAGCAAATCCTGCAATGTGATTTAATGAACTTACTGAATCGTCCCAAGTGTCATAAGGAACTTTAGATTTTAATGAATATGAAAGATTCTGATAGTACTCATTATTTGGAATTCTTTGAAGATTATCATTTAAGATACCAGAGTTGGTTTGCCAACCATCTATAATAGTTGCTCCTGCACCAGTGTTAATTGTTGACCTGAAATTCAATACACTTTCAATAACGCCTTGAGTATTAGAACTTTGTCCAATGACTGTTTCACCAACAACAAAGTTTTTCTTTGCTGATACAAAAAGATATTCACTGAAAGAATTCCATCTCTGTACAATCCCAACATTTGATCCACTAGTCACTTTTTCATTTTCATAATAATCATTTGTTTTTAAAGTAATATTGAAAGTTGGGAACTGAGACTCAGGAATTGCTCTTCCTGCAGAATTAGCATAATCAACATTTCCAGGAACATCTCCAGAAGAAATTATTCCATCTAAACTATATTCAATGAATGCTCCCGTTCCTCCAATGTATGGTCTAACATCTGTGAGTTCAAAGAGAGAATAATTATAATTCTCAGAATTGTATCCTTTTCCAGTAGTTACAACTCCAACACTAAGATTTTCAACAAGAATATTTTTTCCAATAGCAAAGGGGAAATCCTCAGAATTACTAAAATCTGTGTCCAGAACCAATCTCACAGTTTTAGATGCTTGGTTGTAACTTACAGAAGCAATACCAATACCGTTAGAATTATTAATTGGAATGATTTTTGGAACAGTATTATAAATTCCAAATGTATTTTTCAGAATAGTAACCTGTCCATCACCCAGATTATATTCCAGATCAACATCAGAAACTACTTCATTTGTAAAACCATCCAAAACAATTAAATCTGGAGATGTCAAATAATTTTGACCTTGTGAAGTTACATCAATTCTTTCAAATGAAGTTAGTGGATTTATTTTAAGAATATATGGCAAGTTTGCAATTGCATTTAATGTTCCATCAGATGGATATTCAAATCCAATATTGTTAAAATTGGTTTTTAAGATCTTTCCAATACTTTCGCTTGCTGCCTGTAAAACAGCCCCACTACCAATTCCACTAGAAACACTATCAACTTCTGGGAGAGAAGTATAACCGTATCCACCATTGAATATTTTGATTTTTGAAATTGGACCGTAAGCAGTTGGTGAATTGGTACTGTAAGTAGTGACTGAGTTTGTAGAATTGTACAGACTAATGTCTGGTTTTTCTGAAATGCTATATGTAAAAGTAGTTGTTCCTACACCAGATAATACATGAATTCCATCATACTTTGTCTTAATTATGCCAATCTCATTGAAATTCGAAACTGTTTTGTCAACAACAATTTCACTCTTTGAATCTGGAACAATATCTAAATTGTCTGGAGTAAATTCATAATAAAGATTTTGAGGAACATAATCACTAATGCGCAATGTTACATTAGCAGCAGTATCAATGCCAACAGATCCAGATCTTGTTACTTCAAATTCACTAGTTTTTCCTGAAGTTAAGAATTCACTAGTAAAGTCCTTATCTGAGTAAATGTTGAAGTTAAAGGCAGAATATCTAAGACTGTTGTTTATGAATGACAGAGATGAATCTGAAAGATCAAATTTCAGTGAATTATTTCTATATGCTTTAACTATTGGGTTTATTTTTGAAAGAGTTCCACTAGATGCACTGGTAATGTTGACATAATTTGGATTATTCAAAGTAAGTTCAAATTTCTCCTCAACGAGACGTACTTTGGTGTCATTGTAAGGAACTACAAAATACATTTTCTCATTTACCAGACCTCCAGATGGGGAGGATGATGTATGAATTACTCTATCTCCTAAGGAGAAATATTCATCCCCAAAATCAATAGTATTGAGATTTACATCAACATCACCTGCAGTAAAGTTTCTAGGATCAAATACTATTCTTCTATTATAATCATTATACTTAACAGTTACTGTTGTTGTTGTTGTTGGTTTGACAGTAACAGAAACTTTATCACCTAAATCCAATCCATGTGTATTTGCAGTAGATACAGTTACAACATTTCTTGTTATTTGTCCAGAAATAACATTGGAGTAATTTGTAGTGAAACTGTGAGTATTGCCAGTCCCAACACTTGTAAAGTATAATAATGATACAGAAGTGTTTATTCCAATATAACCATCGGTTCCCAATCCAACTCTGTTTGAACTTATTCCAACAAAGTTTTTAGAAATTGGAACTGCATAAAGAGTAGAAATGCCAGATAATGGGGAATTTGGGAATCCACTAATTCCATTCCAATAAGATATTGAAGATCCTCCATTAGCATCATAGGTAATTTGATCATTCAATTCTAAACCATGATTTTGATAATATATTGATCTTGGTTCAACAAATATTTGAGTTGCTCCAACTCCAGGATTAGAGAAGGTTATTGTTGTTCCAACTCCTGTTCCCAAAGCAGTACCAAGACCAACAGATTCTGAAGGATCAAAATAAAGTTCAGTGTTTATTTTGTATGACCTTTCAATTTCTAATTTTGGTACATTAAAGGTAAACTTTCTTGGGGACTCAAATAAAATTTCTCCATTTGTATGAGCAACACCTGGAGTTCCCTCTTGAGCTCTAAGAACTCTAATTCTCTTTGTATTCGAATCAATATTCAGAACCTTTACTTTCTCACTTCCAATTATGAGAATATCATTTGGTCGAATATAAGGATACTGAAGAAGACCAGAAACATAGAAGTAAGCAACATTTCCTGTTGTTGCAACATTCTGAACACCTAATGTAAGAACAAAGGTGTCACTTCTTACGCCTACATTGTAAGAACCATTGAATCCCCTAAAACTTGTTGAAATGCCCGATACCTGAACAACATCACTATTCTTCAGCCCATGAGAAGATGATGTAAATCCAAGATAGTTATTGTTATTTCTTACAAATTCTACATTATAAATGGATGTGCTTGCAGATTGTATTTTATTAATTGTCTTACCAGAAACATCAGATACTCTAGCATCGGTGCCACTACCTCCTGATCCTTGAGTATTAAAAATAACTCTATCATTTACTCTGTAATTGGTTCCAGGTGCAACGATATTTACTGACTCAATGGATCCAATAGAAGATGACGTAATGTCAATGATCTGATCTTGAACTTTTGTTGAATCAAAGATATAATCATAACTGCTCCTATCACTATTAAAATAATAGAATTTGGTATTTCTTGAAAGACCAGATTTCTCTATATCATAATCATTTTGATTAGAAGTGAAATTAAAATTAAATGAATTTGGTTCAGATTTGTAGGTATTGCCTATCAAATATGGGAAAACAGGTCTCTTATAATTTCTAAATGGTCCAGATGAATCTGTAGACCTATTAACAGTTGCAAAATAAGCATAAGTGCCATTTGGATAATCTGGAGTTACACAGAATCTTCCATTGTGTTCATCAAGATCACCTACTCCAGTATAAGTAAAGTCCTCTACAAAGAATCCTGCAGGATACAATGTATATGGTGGTCTATTAGTGCTGGTTGAATTTAATGTATAACCAGACTCCATTCTGGTTACATTTCCACCTGTTACATCTGAAAATCCATATGGACCATAAATTGGATTTCCGTCATATGCCCATCCAATAATTGGTGAGTGTTGATCATTATCCACTTCTATTCCATTTACTGTTTGCAAATCAACAGTACCATAGAGAGAATTATCTGAATCATTTCCAGAAATGCTATATACAGTCTCTCTTAATGGTCTTGGAGCATACAAATGAGAGTATTGGATAGATGTATTATCAATATTTTGCTCTAAGACTCCATCATCTTCTCTAATAAGGTTGATGTTTCTTTCAAAATTGTTGATATTCCAATCTCTAATATTTGCAGATGCTCTAGCACCAGATCCAGCTGCTAAAACTTGTATCTCGGTTTTTCCAGAGATATATCCAACTCCACCTTTAACAATTTTAACATCTACAATTCTACCATTTCTAAGAATTGGTGTCAGTGAAGCATAGTTACCTGTATCACTAATAATTTTTAAATCAGGTGGAGAATTATATTCACTTCCACTATTATTGATGGATACATTTACAATAGATCCATTATTAATAATTGGAACAAGAATAGCATCTTTACCACTCTTAAATGTGATATCTGGTTGTCTATTAAAATTAATAACTTCTGAAGATCCATATTCAGATCCAAAAGATGTTAAATCTATAGATTCAATAGAACCTCTGAATATTGGTTGAACTCTACAAGAAAGATCCTGACCACTAGTAGAAACTCCAATGTTCCCCTCTATAGTTACAGTAATTGGTTTATAGTTAAATGAACCAGTCCCTTCACTTTCAATGTTAACTAAAATATTATTATTATAATAATAGTCTGTGGCAGTAGAACCAACACCAACTTCAGAAAGAGAGAATGCGTTGTCATCTACTTTAACAACATAATAATCTTTGGTAGAAGAAAGTCCACTAACACTAGTTCCAGAATATCTTACAATCTCTTTTGACTGATATTCATGATTGGGAATTTTAAATTGATTGAGTGAAGTGCTTACTCCAGATGTTGGAATAGTTCTTTTTTTGTTTTGATACCCACTTCCAGAATTTATAACTACAACATCAGTTACAATATTCTTTCTAGTTGTGGATCTTATATTTTGAACTCCAGATCCTATTGAAGTCAAATTAACAGTATTAATTCCAACGCTAGAGTCTGCTGAATTCTTATAAAGTTTAATTGTATATGTATCTACAACACCAACATAATAAGATGCATCTGTAGAAAGACCTCCAACCTTTGTTTCATTTCCTGCATCATAAATTACTCTCTCATTCTGAGCAAATTTATGATAGGTACTAAATCCAATGGTATCTGCAGATACATTAACTGAACTGGATGAATTTGCCAAAAATGAAGATGTGTGAATAATAGAAGACAGTTTAACTTCTGCTGAGGCACCTTTACCATTTCCACCACTTATCTTGACTTCTGGTTTGCCAATATAATCAAAACCAGTATCAAGAATATCAATTCTTTTTAAGTTTCCAGTTACACAACAATCCCCTGCTGCCCCAGATCCATTCTCATCATCAATTTGTAAAAGAGGAGGATTAATGACGTCATAGTTCTGACCTCCTCTTTGTATATCAAAGGATCTTATATCACCATATGTTATGGTATCTGTAGATTTATAGTTTAATACTTCAACGCCATTTATTAAGATGCCACTAAAACCTGCCTTTGTTTCAAAGGATCCACTTTTGTTTACTGGAGATGAAATTCTTCTGTAAATCTTTTGTGGTTGAACAGACTTTTGATAGAAATTATAGTAAATAAATTCATTATTAGTTACTGTGCCATTGAGCGTTACATAATTTCCAGAGAACAAATCCGATTTGCTTCTGGATATGCTCACTTGAGTTGAGTTTAATCTTTTAATATAAAATATTCCAGCATCTAAATCTTCAAATTTGCTTTCTGTCTCAGTAGAAATGCTATTTCCATCAGGAGTTGTTACAGTAGTAACTTGAACAAATGGTTTATACCAGACAGAATCTCCAGTATAGAAACCATGATCAGTGTTTGTGGTTAAAGTAATTACCTGATCACGTGAAAAAGTTCCACTAAATCTGACAATTTTACTATATGGATCTGATGAAACTGAATAATTTGGAATAGAATTGGATGAAACTATTAAATCACCATCAAAATTTGAATATGTATTTTGAATATTTGCAAAATATCTACTTAATTGTGGATAATTTGTAGATTTTCCCTTGAGAGGTTGATTTTCAACTTCAAAACTATTTTGAATGGTGATTGGCGATGAAAGTTTTGCGGTGAAAGTGGTAGAAGATCTGACTGCAACTACATTTCCTAAGACCTCACTATTGACTGTTACGTCTTTTGCAATAATGGAGTATCCATCATTTAAAAAATGTTCATCATATGTTTCAAATTCATAAATTCTTTCTGTAATATCTACAACACTGACTCTTTGAATTGACCATTTTGTTTTTACATTCAATAACCAATTTGCAGATTTTTCAGAATCATCCTCAATACCCAGAGATTTAATGCTGATACCATCTCCTTTTTTATAATAATAGTTCTCATCATCAAAATTAATAGATTTTAATGTTGATGTTATTCTTACCCTTATCTGATTTGATGTATTAATGCCAGTATAAGCATATGAATAGTCATCAAATCTGACATTAGATGCTTTTTGTAGAGAAGCAGTTAAACCACTGACATTCAAGAATTGGTTATCATTCTTATCTAAGTACTGAATGGTAATTAAATTATTATCTACATCCTTTGCAATCAAGTTTCCAGTTTTTGCAAATCCAACAGTCGAGTCAACATCTATGATTGTAGACCCTATTGAAACAGTATTTAAGATTTTTGTTTGTGGATTTGCTTCAAATTCACTAAAGACAGTTCCTGTTACATTTACATCCCTTTGGTATCCATAGTCTATGGATAATTGATAATACTGTCCTTGATCATATTGAATTTGTTCTACATTAGTTACAGAACCTCTAGCTCCTGTAGAATCTTGAAACAGAGTTAAATTTTGAAGATCTAAAGGATTTCCTGAGACTTCTTCAACTACAAAGTCTTGAGTGATTTTGTAGTCTGCATTAGATGGGCGCAGTAAGTACTCTGATGGCTTGATGACTTGAACATCTTCACCATAAAGTGCTCTGAAGAGAATCTCAAAGGATTGATCAGTTCCTTTTGATTTGTAAAAACTATCTGCATTGAATACAAAATTTCTTTGATCTAATCCTGAATAAAATGCTCTTTCTGTGAATCCAGGAGCAAATTGATTCTTTAACTTTTTAAAAAATTGCTGAAGGAAAAGTATATTTAAATTGTAAATCGTAGCTCCAGAAGCGTGCTCAGCCACTTCTGAGGAACTGAATACCAGTTCATCTGGAGTATTAGAACCGATATAAGAGGTAATTCCGCTAAATCCTCTTGCACAATTTACAAAAGAAAAATCAGTCTTATATTCGTATCTAATAATTTCATCATCAATCTTTATCAATCCATTCTTTTCTGGAAATCCCTCAGTAAAATTCGTATTTGCAGAAGTGTCAATTGTAGTATTATTATAAGATATGTCAGATAATAAGACGGTGGAATTTTTAAGGTTGAATAACTCATCAACCTTGACATATTGGTCAAGATTTTGTACTAAATCATATACGCCGCCTTGCTGTTCCTGGGAAATATAGTATTGCTGTAAGAATTCCGTAAGAAGTGGAAAGTCATCCCTCACAAAAGAAGGTAATTGACTAGCAACAATATCCTGAAACTTGACTCTATTTACTGCCATTCTTTGTTATCTTGTAAGGGATCCGTTTGAATAACTGGAAGATACTGTATAATTGCTTCCTGAAGTTTCATTTCCTGAAGCAATCTTGTCAGAAATCATATTAATAGTTACATTACTATTATCTAGCTGCAAATAAAGATCCTGTAATCCAATCACATCATTGGAATAAGGGGATGCAGAAATCTCAATCAAAGGTGACCCTCTATTCACTGAAGTAGAAATAATATTGATGGGATTTAGTTTGATTTCTCCCTTTATATAATCAATAATACCAATATTTTTCTTCATTACAACTGGATCTGTTGGAGAATTTAATTTGAACAAAAACAAGGATCCAGTTTTAAAATCGCTATTAGGTATATCTGCAAGATATACTGTATCATTAATTCCACTCACTCTAAATCCAGATGACTTAATATTGTATCCAGATGTGTTTTTGATGTGGAGTCTATTGCCATAACAAATTTCATATTCAGCAAACTGGTTAAGTTTTGCTTCCATATCTCTTCTGATATCAATCACCGTAACATTAGAAGTTATTGATTCATCACTGTCATCAATAATCTTTAAAAATTTGCTATATTTAAATCTAGCACCAAACTTATTTAATTGAGTTGAATTTGAATAATTTACAATATTTTCTAATACAGTAGTCTTTACTAGAGCAGCTGATGATGTAAGATTTGTATTGTAGTATACACTGCAATTTGCCTCTATGTACAAATATTTCAGATCTACAATCTCAGGAACAATACCTGCTACAGAATATTTCTTTAAAGCATTTTGAATATTGCTCTTAATGGCAGAGGAAAGAAATACACCATTATAAGGTTTGATACTGATGAAAACCTTACCATATGCAGGAGGAGTTAACTCTTCACCACCAAATGCTGAAACTGATTCTGTTTCTGCATAAATGCTTGGAATGATCGCTTCATAATCAGATGCTGTTACTGCTCTATTCTGAGAAGCATAGATTTGAGTAGCATACTTTTTAATGGAACTTACAGACTCAATTTCCTTTCCACCATAAGATGATTGAGTGGTGTTAACAGCTGAAATTCCATTGGTAACTACTGATCCATTGTTATCTACTAATGAACCAGAGAATGAGAAGTTTGAAAGATTGTTTCCTTCCTCACCATTTGTGATAATATAATTTACTTGGATAAC